GATACGTTAAGGTCATAAAAGAGGACCAACCAAAACCTAAGAAGAATAGGGTTTGGAAAGAGAAAAGATCGGAGATGGAAACAACCACCAAACCGATAACAATGCAGATGTATGGTTTCGGTAAACGAAATACAGGCATGTTGTATAGTCCCGTGATGTTGGGAGATAGAGATATCTCACAAATCAGAGGGCTTAGAGGAGGGCTTCGGGTAGTACCGATAGCAAATGAAGTTAGAATAGAAGGAACAGGACCAGATATATGGAGTTTGACGGCAGACCAAGTTACTACCCTTCTTCATGAAGTGAAGAAGGATGGTGATATAAAGTTAGTTGCGTCGAAGGATCCATTGTCTAGGTTAAAAGCGTATGTTTCGCATATGTCTTTATCGTCAGTTCCAAAGACGAGGCGTAGAGTAGTTAGATTATTGAAGTACCTTTTAGTGGGTTTCAAGTATATCTTTAGAGAGAAAGCGTTAATCAGAATTCGAAGAATTTTGAAAGATGCTGGATTAGTTAATAATAAGATGTATTGGGAGCTTTTGTTCAAGGCAGTATGGACGTGTTCGCACACGGCCATCTGTTTGAATCAGAATAGTACAGATGTAGGAGATCAAGTTTTGAACCATTTAGGATGGGCAAAACAAGCAATTTATGAGAAGATTACTACATGTCCTTGGAGTAGGGTTCCAGATGGTTTTAGACCAATGGAAGTGATGACTGAGAAGTTTGTTACTATGTATGTAAATCATGAGGTTGAGGTTTTAAAAGAAGACGATTATGAATATTTCGTGCGACTTTTATCACCAACCCAGAGTTTTAAAGATAATCATCCAGTATATTCAAACCACGAAGAGTGGTGGCCATATGTTTATGAATTAAGAGACAGATGGAATGAGTATTTAGATGGAACTATTTGCCCTTTTCTTACAAAATATGGGCATTATGTTTTGTTAGGAATAGGAGGTTTGATAGCTTTGGGTCTTGGAATGATGGCCATTAAGAAAGAAGAAAGTCTAGGTCCTGATATTATTAAGGAGCATCTTCGTGTACCAACGAAGGCTCCCGAGGAATGGAGGGACCAGAGACTTAGGCCTGACCAGGCGCAAACGTTCGGAGAGAGAGAACAATCTAACCGGTACGATTTACGCAATGAGTTTAAACCAAGAGAACCAAGAAGAGAGAAGAAGAGTACCCGACTCGGAGTCGAGGTGCAGTCCTTACCAGAAGGACAACATCATCAATTACCGGGGCCTAGATTGCCGGTGATTGGTCAGAGTCTGCCTGAAGGGCAGAACCACCAATTACCAGGAGCTAGATTGCCAGTAGTTACTCAAGGAGGAACTTTATATAGGGCTCTTTCATTTGAAGAATGGAATGAGCCCATTGATGGTTACCTTAGACATACGGGATGGCGTACTAACTCGCAAACTCTTGCTGAAAGTGGATATCATTCGTCAATAAAAGATGATGATCCAGTTTTCAATGAGTGTGTTGCGAGAATGTATACCTGTCGTAATGATGATGAGGCTGCCCAGGCAATGCAGACAATTTTGCCTATAATACGAGAGAAAGGTTTTCACCTCGGTTTCTTTGAAGACATGTACAAATGGAAGAAGTACACGGCTCAGACCGATGGGGGAATGCACGTAGGAGGATTATCAGCTTTTATGAGAGAGGTCCGTTTGAAGTATGAAGAAGGGTTTATCACCGCTA